GTCGTAGATTCTGATAGTGAAAACCCTGTTGCAACACTTGCAAAAAGACTTGAAGATACATTTTCTAAAAGAGAGATAGTGTTCTTAATGTCTAAAGACTTATTACAAGTGGCTTATGAAAGTAGTGTAAATAACTTAAAAAACAAAGTAGATGGCAAATAAGATTTTAGTAACAGGATATAGTGGTACAGGTAAGACATTTTCATTAGGGACATTAGACCCTAAAGAAACATTTATTATCTGTCCTGACGAAAAAGCATTACCTTTTAGAGGTTGGAAAAAGAATTACACATCTGTCAATGCAGCAGGGATATTTGATCCCAATACGTGTAATTTCATGAAGACAACTAATTGGGAAAAGATTCGTGCAGGAATGGCATTTGTATCTAAAAATAGACCTGACATCAAAGTTGTTGTAATTGATACAATTACATATGCAATGATTGGTGAGTTTATGGAGAAAGCCAAGACGGTAGGATTCGCTAAGTTTACAGAGATGGGTGATAATGTTTATAAGACATTAAAATCTATTGACGGATTACGTGATGACTTAACTGTATTGGTTATGGCTCATACAGAGACAAAGAGTTTCAATGGTGTTGATAAGACTGTATTTGGTGTGCCAGGAGGTAAGCTAGTTCAGGATGTTGTTAAGCCAGAAGGAATGTTTTCTATTATATTAGAGACTGTTGTTGAGAAGAAGGGTAATGATGTTTCTTACGGATTTATGACTCAAAACAACACCACTAATATGGCGAAAAGTCCAGCAGAGATGTTTGGATCATTAATCATACCTAACGACATGAAGCTAGTTTTAGAAGCTGTCACTAAGTATGAGGAAGGAGAATAAATAAGCATCGGGAGGTGAAATTTAAATCATAAAAAACAAGCATTATGAATATTGTATTTGGAACAAAGAGGTTGAGTAATACCTCAACAAGAAACGCTTCTGTAGAGAAGTATAGTAATTTAGCAGTTATTACTGTTGAAGGAATTAAAGGGGCTAAAAAGTCTCGTAGAATATTATTGAATAAGATGGCTTCAGAGTTATTGAATCTTGAGGTTGGAGATGTACAGGAGTTAATATTTGCTCCAGTAGAAGATACTAATCAAGTACTTATTGCAAATAGAGCAACTATTGATGGAGATAGTGGAGACATGGTGTCTTACAAAACCTCTAAAAACAAGGTCTCTTATTCAGAGAGTACTGAGAAAGGTAAAGCAATTACATCTTCTCACATGTGTAAAGAAATCTTTTCTTTCTTAGGAAAAGATGAATCTCAGGACATAGAGTTTACTTTAAATGAGTTTGCTTCTGATTCTGTAGAGGCTTATTCTTTAGATACAATTAGTACTGACGAAGTAGAGGGTGTTGTTTCTGACAACATTATTGAAACCAACAATGGACCATTAGAGGTTGAGGATGTAATCGCTGGAGTTCAAGCTCAAGTAGCTCAGGACGAAGAAGCAGCACCAATGTTGCAACGTGCTCAGCCAGTTGATATGATTCAAGAATGGGTTGACGAAGAGTAGATACATAGTAAACAATAATTAATAATTTAAATTAAAACAAGAACAATTATGAGTGCATTTGGTAAAGGTGAAGAAGTAAAGGCAGGAGCAGCAGTAAAATTATATACTGGTGCTGAAAACTTTAAAGTAGTTGCAGTTAATCCTACAAAAGAAGAGCTTGAGGCTCTTTATGATCGTGAATTAAGTTTCACACCTGAGTATATTGGAGAGACTAAAGTTACTGACGGTGATGGTGAGCGTGATGTTAATCAAATTAGATTAGATTTCTTTCTTGCTAATGAAGACAATAGTGTGACTACTAAGATTCAGTTCTATGTAGCTAATACACACCACAAGTCTCAAACAGGTAAATTCAAAGTGATTAATTCATTTGGAAAAGACACTTGGTTGATGCAAGAGGCTGTTCAGACTAAAACTGTTCCAGATAATATGTCTTGGTATAATGTTGATGGTTTAAAAGTTGCGAAAAGAGGTGAGGTTGAATTAATCTCATTCTTAGTTAACTTATTAAATCTTCCATTTAACTTAGATAAAGTTGGAGATGTTTCTGAAGCGTATGCTAGAATTGACAAGGACGAATGGACTAAGATTTTCGCAGGTGACGTAACATTATTACGTAACATCGTTGGTGGTACTAACAATAAAGTTGGTGTATTATTAGGTGTTAAAACTAAAGGAGATGGTAAATTGGTTCAAGCATGTTTTAACAGACATACTTTACGTCAGTATTCTATCTCTAGCACAAGAGCTAACAAGTTTCAATATATCCTTAAGGATTTAGATGAATCAGTTGCAGCAGGTGCTTTTGGTAATGTAAACTTTGGTCCAAGAGACTTAGAGCTTCGTGAATTTGAGATTACCTCAACAGTTATTTCTAACGAGAATACTAATCAGATGGATGTGTTTGCAACAGCAGAAGTTCCAGCGGGTGATATTCCAGAAGGAGATGACGACTGGTTGAACGGATAGTCTTACTTTAATTAAATTATAAGGGGCTACTTAATTGTAGCCCTTTTTTTATTAACTATTAATACATACGATATGGCTTTCGGAAAAGGTAAAGAAGTAAAGAAACTACCTAATTCTAGGGATATATTAAAGCATGTTTCAGATTTAGATATATTTGAAATGTATCTTGGAAGTATTCCAACAAAACCTATAAGTAGTCCTTTAAGACAAGACACCAAGCCTTCATTCAGTTTATTTATGAGTAAAGAATATGGTAAAGTTTTCTTTAAGGATCACGCTACAGGTGAATCAGGTGATTGCTTTTTGTTTGTTATGAGATTGTTCAAATTAAGTTCAAAAACTGACACATTCAATAAGATTGCGAGTGACTTTAATTTAGACGAGTTCGACATAAATCCTACTTCATATACTCCTCTTCCAAAGAAGGAATCATATGTGGGGAAGAAGAAGAAAGTATTGTCTAAAAGTAGATTAAAAATGAACGTTAAGGTTAGACCTTGGAAAGTTAGGGATAGGAATTATTGGGAAAGTAAATATAATTTAGGTATAAAGCAATTAGAATATTGCAACATATATCCAATTTCACATTACTTTATAAATGATTCAATCACAATTGCCCAGGAATTAGCTTATGCTTTCGTAGAAGAAAAAGATGGTGTTCAAACATTTAAAATATATCAACCAATGTCTGTTGATGATAAATGGATAAACAACAATGATTTCTCCACATGGGAGCTATGGACTCAGCTACCTAATAAAGGTAGTATATTAATTGTAACAAGCAGCAGGAAAGACGCAGCTGTTATTAAAAGCCTATTCCCTTCAGAGGAAATAACATCATGCTCATTACAGAGTGAGAATGTTAATCCAAAAGAGAGTGTAGTCAATGAGTTAAAAGAAAGATTTGAAGAGATTTTTATCATGTATGATAATGACTTCAGTAATGAAATCAATAGAGGTAGAGTGGCTGGTGCAAAATTTGCAAACACCACGGGTTTCCTTCAGATTGAAATACCAGATGGATACAAAGTAAAAGATCCATCAGATTATATTGACAAGTTTAGTGGACAGGAGCTAACCCTCTTGATTCGTAAGCTGATTAGTGAAAGATTAAGAGAAGAGGAATTAAAATCAATAATGTAACAATTAAAAACTAAATCATGATTAAAAGAACAATAACAACAAATTTAATGAAAAAACTAGAGACATTCAAAGTAATGGCTCTTGGTGAAGCGGTAAGTACTCCGATATTATTAATCGGACCTCCTGGAGTTGCAAAGACAGCTGCAGTAATTGATTTTGCTAAAGCATCATTAGGTAACTTAAGTAGTGATGATTTATTTTTACTAGAAACTGACGAGGGTACTAGAAGTAATGCAGTAAAAGGGAATATAGATCTTGAAGAATTAACCACAAACAATAAGTATAAGGTTGATTCTCCAGTGACTAGAGCTAAGGTAGTTGTTATTAATGAGATTGACAAGGCGTCAGCATCATTAAGAAACAGTTTACTTGGTATTATGAATGAAAAGATCTTATTTAACGGTAAGGAAAAGATTGATTGTCAATGGACAAATTTCATTGCTACATGTAATGAGATTCCTGATGATGAAAAAGACTCTCCTTTCTGGGATAGATTTCTAATCACTCATGAAGTTACAAGATTATCTCGTTCAGATATGATGAATTATTATAGTAAAGGAGGGAAGACTTTCTCTCAAAACCATAATATAAATCTACCTGAAGAGTCAGATCTTACATCTATTACATTGAATCCTGATAAATTAAAGAAAGTTTTAGATGTTTCTCATAATGAGTTATCTGATAGAGCTTTATCATTCTTACCTACGTTAGTGAAGAATGTAATGTGTGTATGGGGA